GTATTTGGTACGTTATTCAACGAGATTCTAATCTCTCGTGAAAATAACAGTAGTGTAACTAAAAAACAATTTCGTGTTCCTATCGCTTATGGTCCAATGCAGAAGTTTCTCGCAAGACTTGAGGGCGACCCAAATCTGAATAGCCCAGCATCAATCTCATTGCCTCGTATGTCGTTTGAGATGACAAATGTATCATACGATCCAGACCGTAGATTGACTGGTAGAGTTCGTAACACGAAAACATCATCAGCTAATAATAACATTTTAACGACTCAGTTTGCACCAGCACCATACAACATGGACTTTACATTGTCTATCATGGCAAAGTATTCTGAAGATGGCACTAAGATTATAGAGCAAATTCTTCCATTCTTCAAACCAGAATGGACCGCTTCCGTCAAACTTATCGATGCTTTAGATGAATATTTTGACATACCCACAATTATGAATTCTATCACTAGTGAAGAAGTATATGATGGGGATTTCAATACAAGGCGAGTTGTGATTTGGACGCTAACCTTCACGATGAAGGGTTACTTCTTTGGTCCAGTCACAACTAAGAAAATCATCAAGTTTGCTAACGTCAACTTTTATAGTCAGTTTGCAAATGGTGACTATTCTAACAGTTCAATGGAAAGCGTCAAGGTATTCCCAGGCTTACTAGCAAACGGTGACCCAGCAGGATTCGTTTCAAGTCAGACAGTTCGTGCTACAGCAAATGCTCAAATATCTGGTGATAGTGTATCATCGTTTGAAATTATCACTAATGGTATTGGCTATAATGGCGCTACAGTTACAATCTCTGCTCCCAATTCGGGTAGTAATACAGCAACAGCAAGCGCTAATGTTGTAAATGATGGTATTCGTGAAATTATTCTTACAAGCGGTGGCTCTGGCTATTCATCAACACCAACAGTTACAATCTCAGTACCAGATAATGAATCAGTTGATCATTCGCTAATTAATAAGGATGACGATTGGGCATACATTGTTATTGTAGAGGATAGTTAAATGGATGATGATACTATCACAACTGCTTTGGGGTTAGAACCCATAAAGCATGAAAGTGTGTCAATCATCGTTCCTGAAAAGACGGATAATGATGTTGAAAATGATTTTAAATATACAAGAGAAAATTTATATTCTGTTATTGAGCAAGGCAATCATGCACTTGAGCAAATGATGGATGTTGCTCGTGCTTCAGAACATCCAAGAGCATATGAAGTTGTTTCTACATTGATGACTACTCTTGTAAATGCTAACAAAGACCTTCTCGACCTTTCTAAAAAGAAAAGAGAATTGATGCCTAAAGAAGACTTTGATGGACCACAGACAGTGAATAACAATCTCTTTGTAGGTAGCACAGCAGACTTACAAAAAGCATTGAAAGAGTTATAATGGAAAAAGGTTATCTTGGTAATGTAAATCTTAAACGAAAAGATACTCAAATTGAATGGTCACAAGAACTCGTAGCAGATTATGTTAAGTGTTCAAAAGATGTGGCCTACTTTGCAGAAAAATATATTCAAATTGTTCACGTTGATCGTGGTCTTATTCCTATTGTGTTGTATGATTATCAAAAAGACATCATTAATAAATCAGAAGAATCAAGAAACGTCGTTGTTAATACTTCAAGACAGGCTGGTAAAACTACAACAGCCGTTGTTCTTATACTTCATTACATTTTATTCAATGGACACAAAACTGTAGCATTACTTGCTAACAAGGGTGATGCAGCAAGAGAGATTCTTGATCGTATTAAGATTGCGTTTGAAGCACTTCCAAAATGGATTCAACAAGGTGTAGTTGAATGGAACAAAGGCTCTGTTGAGTTTGAAAATGGATGTAAGATTATTGCTGCTGCAACAAGTAGTAGTGCTATTCGTGGTAAATCTGTATCATATCTCTATATTGATGAAACAGCATTCGTAGAGAATTGGGACTCATTTTTCGCTTCAGTTTTTCCAACAATCTCTTCTGGTGAGACAACAAAGATTCTACTGACCTCTACGCCAAATGGTCTCAATCACTTCTATAAGACGTTTGAAGGGGCAAAAGAAGAGCGTAATGGATATGCTTTTGTAGAAGTTCCTTGGTATAAAGTCCCAGGTAGAGGTGAGAAATGGAAGAAAGAAACTCTCGCTTCTATGGACTTTGATACACAGAAATTTGCACAAGAATTTGAATGTGAGTTTCTTGGTAGTTCTGGTACGCTTATTGACGGGTCTAAACTCAAGCAGCTATTTCACAGAACGCCAGTTCAAGATCAAGCTGGCATCAAAGTATACCAACAACCCGAAAAAGATAGAATGTATGCTTGTGTAGTTGATGTGTCAAGAGGTAAAGGTTTAGATTATTCAGCCTTTCAAATCATCGATATAACATCAATGCCATATCAACAGGCATGTGTATATAAAGATAGTTTCGTCACTCCCATTGAATATACAGATGTTATACATAGAATGACAACATACTATAATAATGCACATACTTTAGTTGAGATAAACGATATTGGTGGACAAGTGTCCGATTTGCTATATTATGAATACGAAATTGAAAATTTGATATCAACTGAATCTGCTGGTAGGTCTGGTAAGAGAATATCGAGTGGATTTAACGGCAAGAATATTGATAAAGGTATTCGAACAACAAAGTCGGTGAAGGCTACTGGATGTTCTATTCTAAAGATGATGATAGAGCAAGACCAAATCATTATTAACGACTTTGACACTATCAATGAACTTTCAAAGTTTTCTAGAAAAGGTAATAGCTACGAAGCAGAATCTGGGAGCCATGACGATTTAGTTATGTGTTTGGTTCTGTTTGCTTGGTTATCATCACAACAATATTTTAGTCAGATTACTGATATTAATACTCTTACAAAATTAAGGCAACGAAGTGAAGAACAAATGATGCAAGACCTCTTGCCTTTCGGTTTCTATGATTCTGGTAACGACGACGCAGCACAGGACATTGTTCATGTTGATCGTGGGGATGGAGGATGGTTATCGTCTCAGTAAAATATCGTTTTTTATAAATAATAAAAACAATCGATAACGATAAATCTCTATTACAAGGAGAAATGAACTATGCCATTTCAAGTAAGCCCAGGTGTTAATGTGTCGGAGATTGATCTCTCGACCGTAGTTCCTGCCGTATCAACAACAGAAGGTGTCATTGTCGGCACTTTTACACAAGGTCAAGTAGAGCAAACAACTCTTATCACTTCTGAGGAAGATTTAGTTGCTCGTTACGGTAAACCAACCGTAAACAACTATGAAACATTTTTAACAGCAGCAAATTTCTTATCATACGGTAACAAACTATACGTTACTCGTGTAACAGCCGCAGATGCTGTAACTGCCTCTGCTTCTGGTAACACAACACTTCTTATCGAAACACGCACAGAATCTGAAGCACTTACTGGTCAAGGCGAGTTCGTCGCTCAATCAGCAGGCACATGGGGTAACAATTTAGAAATCTCAGTATGTTTTAATGCTGCTGATTTTTCCCAAGCAATTGAACTTTCAGACGGCATCGCTACAGGCGCTACAACAGTTCAGGCTGCCAACAGTTTCTTAGCCAATACAAATTTAGCTGCTGGTGACATTCTTCGTGTTGGTAGTTCAACTATTGGATTCCAAGACCTAACTGTTGCAACAGCAGCATTAGAATCTGGCAATACAGATTACGCTCTCATCACTTTTGCTCCAGCGTATCGTTTATCAGCTACGTCACCAACAGCAGCAACTCGTAAATGGGCACACTATCTAAACGTGGATGGCGCACCTTCTGGCTCTAACTCCCATATCGTCGTTGTTGACGAAGATGGTGGTATCACTGGTACAGCAAACACAATTCTCGAAGTATACTCTGACGTTAGTATAACAGATGGTGACTTAGATGATCAAGGTAATTCTATTTTCTACAAGGATGTAATCAACGAGCGTTCAAACTACATTTGGACAACTGCTGCTGTGCTTGCTGATGGTGCCAACTATACATCATTCTCAAATGGCTCCGAAGGCACGGACGGCACAGAATCAACGATTTCTCTATCAAGACTTGCTAGAGGTATCGACCTCTATCAAAATGCAGAAGAGATTGATATCTCTCTTGTTCTTGCTGGTAAAGCAAATACGGTAATTGCTAATTATCTTATCGATAATATTGCTGAAAGCCGTAAAGATTGTGTCGTGTTCATCTCACCAGAACGCAGCGATGTTGTTGAGCAAGCACTTGGTGCTGAACTTGATCAGGTTCTAGCATTTGAAGCTGCTCTAACTCAATCATCATACGCTGTTGTTGACTCTGGTTACAAATATCAGTATGACAAATATAACGATAAGTTCCGCTATGTTCCACTCAATGGTGACATTGCTGGTCTTTGCGTTCGCACAGATGACACTCGTGACCCGTGGTATTCACCTGCTGGTTACAACCGTGGCATCATCAAGAACGTTGTCAAACTAGCATACAATCCTAAAAAAGGCGAACGTGACCAACTCTATAAAGCTGGTGTAAATCCAGTAATCACCCAAGCAGGTCAAGGTACGCTACTCTTTGGTGATAAGACATTACTTGCTAAACCAAGTGCATTTGATCGTATCAACGTTCGTCGTCTCTTTATTGTACTAGAAAAAGCAATCGCTACCGCTTCTAAGTATTCACTCTTTGAATTCAATGATGAATTTACCAGAGCACAATTCCGTAATCTAGTAGAGCCATTCCTTCGTGACGTACAAGGTCGCCGCGGCATCTATGATTTCCGTGTCGTCTGTGACACATCAAATAATACTGGTGAGGTTGTCGACCGCAACGAATTTATTGGTGATATTTACATCAAGCCAGCTAAGTCGATCAATTTTATTCAGTTGAATTTTGTAGCTGTTAGAACAGGTGTTGAATTCGAAGAAATCGTTGGCAAATTCTAATATAAATATTATAAAAATATAATAAGGAGATAATAATGGCTTTCAATATCCAAGAAATCCGAAGCCAACTAGTCCTAGGGGGAGCGAGAGCATCGCTCTTCCAAGTGACTATCAATAACCCCGCTAACAGTGCTGCTGATATCAAAGTTCCATTTATGGCCAAAGCAGCGTCACTACCAGCTTCCACTTTAGGTCAAATTGAAATCCCATATTTTGGTCGTAAGATTAAAGTTGCGGGTGATCGGACATTTGCTGAATGGACTGTTACTATCATTAATGATGAAGACTTCCTCGTTCGTAATGCTATGGAACAGTGGATGAATTCTATCAACTCTCACGCTGGTAACATTCGTGAATTTGGTTCTGCTTCGCCTCTACTATACAAATCAGATGCTCAAATCACTCAATTCTCGAAAACTGGCGTTCCAGTTCGTGAATATAGCTTTAGGGGTCTATTCCCAACTGAAGTTTCAACTATTGAAATGGCTTGGGAAACAACTGATGCTATTGAAGAGTTTACCGTTAACTTCCAATACGACTGGTGGGAAGTCACCGGAGGTATTACTGGTAACTCTACCCAATAATATAAATAGATTATTGAGGGAGTTAGTTTCTAGCTCCCCTAATCTATGAGGTACTTTTATGAATTTATTCGGTTTTCAGATTAAACGAAAAGAAGATGGCGTTGAACTAAAGTCGTTTGCTACACCAGTAGACGAGGATGGTTCAGTTGTCGTTGCTGCTGGCGGTACTTATGGTACTTATGTGGATCTGGAAGGTTCTGCAAAAAATGAGGCTGAACTCGTTACGAAATACCGTAATATGTTTCATAATCCAGAAGTACAAAAAGCTGTTGATGATATTGTAAACGAATCTATTGTTGTTACCGACAATGCAAAAGTGGTAGAATGTGTAACTGATGATGTGAATCAACCAGAGTCGATTAAAAAAAGAA